TCCTCACTCTGAGCAAGATGCAAAGTTAGGCAAACCAGAAGTATTTCTCCCCGCATGGGAGTGGTTTCAATCAGGACCAATCCAAAGGCTGATGCCAGGCGGAGCAATAATAGTAGTTATGACTAGATGGTCTAAATTAGACTTGACAGGACAGATAATTAACCAAATGGTTAAGAATGATGACGTTGATGACTGGGAAGTTGTTGAATTTCCTGCAATAATTGAGGATAAGGGCGGAAATGAAGCGTCATTATGGCCTGAGTTCTGGCCCTTAGAGGAGCTACAGAGCAAAAAAGCAGCACTAGACATAAGATATTGGAACGCACAATACTTACAAAACCCAACTTCTGAAGAAGGTGCGCTAATAAAGCGAGATTGGTGGCAGATATGGGAAGAAGAAAACCCACCACCGTGTGAATTTATAATAATGACGCTAGATGCGGCTCAAGAGAAGAACAATAGGTCTGATTACAATGCGTTAACTACGTGGGGTGTCTTTTTTAACGAGGAAGTAGACAATTACAACATTATATTGCTCAACGCAGTTAAAGAAAGGCTAGAGTTTCCGGAGTTAAAGGAGTTATGTCTGGAAGAGTACCGAGAATGGGAGCCAGACTCGTTCATTGTAGAGAAAAAGTCTAACGGCGCTGCGTTGTATCAAGAATTTAGAAGAATGGGAATTCCTGTGGGAGAGTTTACTCCTGGAAAAGGGCAAGACAAGATTAGCCGCGTTAACGCAGTTAGCGATTTGTTTAGAAGTGGTATAGTTTGGGCTCCTGATAGACGATGGGCCAAAGAAGTTATAGAAGAGTGTAATGATTTTCCGTCGGGAGCCAACGATGACTTGGTTGATTCAACAACGCTAGCGCTAGCTAGGTTTAGGCAGGGCGGATTTATTAGGTTGCCTTCCGATGAAGAAGATGATATAAAGATGTTTAGAGGAAGAAACCATAAAAAATATTATGCCGTATAACTCTAAAGAAAAGTTGAGAGCATACTTAGAAAAAAACAAAGATCATATTAAAGAGTTACATGTAGCAAGAGCCAGAAGATGGCAAGAAAAAAATAAAGTAAAAGCAGCAAGATTAAAAAGAAAATGGGATTTAAACAATAAAGAAAAAGCTCAAAAAGCAAAAAAAGAATGGGCATGTAGAAATAAAAGTAAAAGAGCAACTTGGGAAGCAAATAGACGGGCATTAAAATTTAGAGCCACTATATATTTAACTAAAGAAGCTAAACAACAAATAGAAGACATGTATAAATTAGCGCAAGTTAAAACAAAAAACACAGGAATGAAATGGCATGTTGATCACATTGTGCCGTTAACTAAAAGCGGCTTACACAAGCCCACTAATTTACAAGTAGTTCCAGCTATATGGAACATATTAAAAAGCAACAGAAATTGTGACGTATATATAGAGGCAGAGTAAAAATGGCAGATATAGATAAAGGGTTATATGCAGCTCCAGAAGGAATTGAAGAAATAGCTGAATCAGAAGAAGCTATTGAAATAGAAATAGAAGATCCAGAAAAAGTTACTATTGGTATAGGTGATACGGAAATAGTTATTGATCCAGATAGAATGGATGATGATGAGTTTTCTGCAAATCTAGCTGAAGAACTAGATGAAAAATACTTAGCTGAAATTGCTTCAGATCTACTCGAAGATTTTTCTAATGATGTAAACTCAAGAAAAGACTGGCTTGAAACTTATGTTGATGGCTTAGAACTTCTTGGTCTTAAAATTGAAGAACGCACTGAACCGTGGGAAGGCGCATGTGCTGTCTATCACCCACTACTCTCCGAAGCCCTTGTTAAATTCCAAGCTGAAACAATGATGGAAACCTTTCCAGCTGCAGGCCCTGTAAAGACTTCTATTATTGGCAAAGAAACACCTGAATGTGTTGAAGCATCTCAACGTGTACAAGAGAATATGAACTATCAACTCATGGATAAAATGCCAGAGTATAGACCTGAACATGAAAGAATGTTGTGGGGACTAGGTTTAGCAGGAAATGCGTTCAAGAAAGTTTATTATGACCCAGCACTAGAACGCCAAGTATCATTGTTTGTTCCAGCTGAAGATATGGTTGTACCTTATGGTGCTTCTAACTTAGAAACAGCAGAGCGAATTACTCATGTAATGCGTAAAACAAAACAAGAAATTCATACACTACAAGAGATAGGGTTTTATAAGGATGTAGAATTAGGTGAACCTGATTATGATTTAGATACTGTTGAGAAAAAAATTGCAGAACAGATGGGCTTTGATGCAACTAATGATGATAGATATAAAATACTAGAGATGAATGTTAACCTTGACTTAGAAGGTTATGAAGATAAAGACGGAAGTAGAAAAACAGGAATAGCACTTCCATATGTTGTAACTATAGATAAAGGTACTACAGAAATTTTAGCAATCAGACGTAATTGGAATCAGGATGATGATAAGAAAAAACGTCGTGAACATTTTGTACATTACGGTTATATACCAGGATTTGGATTTTATTGCTTCGGCCTAATTCATTTAATTGGAGGGTTTTCCAAATCAGGCACAATGCTATTAAGACAGTTAGTAGACGCAGGTACATTATCTAATCTTCCAGGTGGATTTAAAGCCAGAGGCTTACGTATAAAAGGTGATGATACACCAATTGGACCAGCAGAATGGAGAGATGTTGATGCGCCGTCTGGAACTATCCGTGATAACTTAATGCCACTACCATATAAAGAGCCAAGTCAAGTACTTGCTGCCCTAATGGATAAAATTATTGACGAAGGTAGACGTTTTGCTACAGCTGCAGATATGAAAGTATCTGATATGTCAGCTAACTCTCCTGTAGGTTCTACACTTGCCATACTAGAACGAACACTTAAAGTAATGTCGGCAGTTAATGCACGTATTTATTACTCAATGAAAAAAGAGTTTGGACTACTTAAAACATTAATAAGAGATTACACAGACCCTGATTATCAGTATGACCCCTCAACAGGAACACCAGGTGCTAAACAAGCTGACTACGATAAAGTTAGTCTTATTCCTGTTGCTGATCCTAATGCTGCAACAATGGCACAGAAGGTTGTTCAATACCAAGCAGTGATGCAGATGGCTCAACAGAATCCAACTATATATGACTTACCAGAACTAAACAAACAAATGCTAACTGTATTAGGTGTTAAAAATATAGATAAACTTATACCAGATGAGGATGATGTAAAACAAATAGATCCTGTATCTGAAAACATGAATATACTTAACAGTAAACCTGTTAAAGCATTTCTTGACCAAGATCACCAAGCACATATTGAAGTGCATATGGCGTTTGCTCAAGATCCTAAAATTAGACAGTTAGTAGGTCAAAGTACAAAAGCTCCTTTAATACAAGCTGCTATGGAAGCACATATAGCTGAACACGTGGCTTTCCAATATAGATTAGAAATTGAAAAACAATTAGGTGTACCGCTACCACCGGTAGATGATCCACTTCCAGTAGATGTTGAAAATGATATAGCTAGACTAACAGCAGAGGCTGCAGAAAAACTACTACAACAAAACAGTGCTGAAGTCCAACAAAAACAAGCACAGCAACAACAACAAGATCCGATTGTTCAAATGCAACAACAAGAGCTTGCAATTAAACAACAAGAAGCTCAAGCTAAAGCTCAAAAAATGGTAGCTGATGTAGAACTAGAAAAAGCTAAAATTGAAATAGATAAAATGAAAATTGATTCACAAGAAAGAATAGCTGGAGCTAAGATAGGTTCAGAAGTTAGTCAACAAGAGGCTGAAAGAAATGCTAAAGAACTAATGGAAGGAACAAAAATAGGAATGCAGGCATCGCAGAAAAACCAAGACTTTTCGTTGCGAGCAAAAGAATCTAGGATGCGTGATGAGACAGCTGCTCATGAGCAGAAGTTAAAAGACAAAACCGAGATAGATGTAACTAAAGATGAGGACAATACTAACTAATAAAAAGGACTAACATGACAGAGAAAGAAACGCTCTTATATTTATCGGGCCAGATAAAAGAGAGACGCAACGAAGTAACAGAAGATATGGCTAGAGGCACCGCTGACCTCGCAGGTTATCAGCATGCATGTGGACAAGTTAGAGGATTTGACCACGTTCAAATGTTTATTGCTGATATGATAGCAAACCTAACTAAAGACAACGAAGACTTTGAAAGTAGTCCTACGGATAGTGTTGTAAAGATAGGGGGTAAAAAATGACTATAGCTACCCCAGACCAAACAATAGTCTCCAGCTCTGGAGCACCTATTAAAACTAAAAATACTAAAACCACTGACGGTAAAAAAGTTAGCGAAGATGAAGCATTAGCTAAACTAACTTCACAGTTACCTGATGTTAAAGGATACCGCATATTATGTATGGTGCCTGAAGCAGAAGATACTTATGAAGGTGGAATTATTAAATCAGATTCTGTAAAACAATTACAAGAGCATGCAACAGTGGTCTTATTTGTTATGCAGCTAGGAGATTTAGCTTATAAAGACGATGCTAGATTTCCAACAGGAGCATGGTGTAAAGAAGGAGACTTCGTTATTACTCGTGCTTATGCAGGCACTAGAATTAAAATTCACGGAAAAGAATTCCGCATTATTAACGACGACACGGTTGAAGCTGTAGTGGATGATCCACGTGGCTACGAACGCGCATAAGGAGAAAAGCATGGCAGAGATAATAAATGAAATACCCGAGGAAGTAGAAATGAAAGGAGAAGAGCTAGAAGTCGATTTAGACGAAGGTAAAAAAGCTGAACCTGAAAAGTCTACAGCAGATGTTGAAAGAGTAGAACAAGAACCTAAACAAGAAGAGTTGTTTATAGAGGAAGAAGACGACACTCCTGCAGCTGACAAAGGTAAAGAACCACTACCTAAAGAAATGGTAGAAGATTTAGAAAAAGATGATTTAGAAGGGTATTCTGAGCGTGTTAAACAACGTATGGCACAGCTTAAAAAAGTATGGCATGATGAACGACGAGCTAAAGAACAAGCTGCTAGAGAAAAAGAAGAAGCTATTGCCTATGCTCAAAAGGTATCTGAACACAATAGAAAGCTACAGACTACTCTTAGCACAGGAGAAGAAGATTATATTAAAACTGTATTATCTTCGGCTGAAACAGACGTTAGTATAGCTAAAAGAGATTATGGCGAAGCTTATGACTCTGGAGATACAGATAAAATAGTTGAAGCTCAAGCTAAAATGAATGATGCACAATTAAAATTAGCTCAAGCTAAAGTATTAAAGCCTCAATATAAAGCTTCACAAAGTTCAGAAAATGGTGTAGAGTTGAATGAAAATAGTAACCTTAATATACCAAAACCAGATCCACGAGCTCAAGCTTGGCAAGATGCAAATACTTGGTTTGGTAAAGATGAAGAAATGACTTCATTAGCTTTAGGATTACATGAAAAATTAGTCAGGAACGGGGTAAATCCTTCAACTGACGAATACTATCGTCGTATAGATGAAACGATGCAAAAACGATTCCCTGAAAATTTTGGGGATAATTCGTTGGAATCGGATAAACCCGCCCAACGCAAACCTTCGAATGTAGTTGCGCCGGCAACGCGTAGTACCGCGCCAAAAAAAGTACGTCTTTCTAAGACACAAGTTGCTTTTGCTAAAAAGCTTAAGTTAACACCGGAACAATATGCACGAGAAATGATTAAATTGGAGAACGCAAATGGATAAGGTAATTAAAAGAGAATCAAGAGATACTGAAGTAAGAGAAGACGTAGCAAAAAAATGGCAACCTGCCTCACTCCTTCCAGATTTTACTAAAAAAGCTGGATGGGCCTATCGTTGGATTCGAGTTTCTTTATTAAATGAGCCTGATAACATGAACGTATCTTCAAAAATGCGTGAAGGCTGGGAACCGGTGAAGCATTCGGAACACCCAGAAGTCGTATTACAAGCAGACCCCAATAGCCAATTTAAAGAAGGCATAGAAATTGGAGGTCTATTATTATGTAAAGCTCCTCAAGAAATGATGGACCAAAGACAAGCTTTTGTGGATCAAAAAACAAAAGCACAGACTGAAGCAGTTGACCAGTCATACATGAATCAAAATGATCCTCGTATGCCTAAGTTTGCTGAAGGTCAAGAAAATGGTCAAAGTTTTGGAAAGGGCAAAAAATAAATAGGAGAAACAATCATGGCAACTACAGCTAGTCCTTACGGACTTAAAGCAGTAAACCATATAGGCGGTACCCCTTATGCGGGCTCTACGCGTCTATTACCGATTGCTTCTGGATATGCAACTAATATATACAATGGCTCGGTTATTTCAATCGTAGCCGGGGGAACTGTTGAAATTGTTACAGATTTAGGTAACAACGCAGACGTATTCCCTGCTGGTGTTGTTGGTGTTTTTGTAGGTTGTACTTACACAGACCCTAATCTAGGCACAGTAGTGTTTAGAAACAACTGGCCTACAGGCACAGTAGCAGACGACGCTCAAGCATATATTGTTGACGACCCAGATGTAATCTTTATGGCACAAGCGGACGGTGCAGTTACACAAGCTGACTTAGGTCAGAATACTAACTTCGCAGCGGTACAATCTACAACTACAGGTGATACTACAAATGGTAATTCTAATAGTGCAGTATCTTCTACAACAGCGGTAACAGCAACTATTGCTTTCCGTATTGTTGACTTTGTAGATAGTCCAACTTCAACCGTGGGTGATGCATTCACAGACTTATTAATTAAGTTTAATGCAGGTATTCACTCATATGACAATGCAACTGGAATCTAATTAAGGAGAATAAAACATGGCAATTTCAAGAGCCCAGCTCCTTAAGGAGCTATTACCAGGACTTAACGCATTATTCGGTTTAGAATATGCGCGTTATGGGGAAGAGCATAAAGAGATTTACGAAACTGAATCTTCAGATCGTTCTTTCGAAGAAGAAACAAAACTAGCTGGCTTTGCAGCCGCACCTCTGAAAAATGAGGGAGCAGCTATTGCATATGATAATGCACAAGAAGCTTTTACAGCTAGATACAACCACGTAACAATTGCTTTAGGTTTCAGTTTAACTGAAGAAGCAGTTGAAGATAATCTATATGATAGTCTTTCAGCTCGCTACACTAAAGCTCTTGCACGTTCAATGGCAAACACTAAACAAGTTAGAGCAGCTAATGTTCTTAACAATGGTTACAACCAGAACTTCCTTGGTGGCGATAACCGTTCATTGTTTGGTACTAATGCCGCTGGTGCAGTTACTAACCACCCATTAGTTTCAGGTGGTACTAATAGTAATACACAAGCGACACCAACAGACCTTAACGAAACAGCATTAGAAAACGCAGTGATTCAAATCGCAGCATGGACTGATGAAAGAGGTCTATTGATTGCAGCTAAACCACGTAAGTTGGTTATTCCACCTGCTCTTCAATTCGTTGCTACTCGTTTATTAGATACTCAACTTCGTGTTGGTACAGCTGATAACGACCTTAACGCATTAAGAAATAATGGTGCAATACCAGAAGGTTATACAGTAAACCACTATCTAACTGATGGTGACGCTTACTTCTTAACTACTGACGTACCTAACGGTATGAAGCATTTTGAAAGAACTGCTTTAACAACTTCTATGGATGGTGATTTCGATACTGGCAATGTAAGATATAAAGCCCGTGAAAGATATTCATTCGGTTGGAGTGATCCACTAGGTATGTGGGGTTCACCAGGTGCATAAGTAGTTTTATAGTTCTACTTAAAGCACTACCTCTGAAAAGCCTGGCTCCTCTCTGCTGGGCTTTTCTTTATCTAACACTCATGAATATCCTTATTGCGAGTATTTATCAGATAGATACAATCAATATATCAGCAATGCTGAAATCTAAAATAAAGGAGAAATATTATGTGGACTAAACCAGCTGCTACAGAAATGAGATTCGGTTTTGAAGTAACAATGTACGTAATGAACAAGTAATTTCAAAGCTTTATATAAAGGGACTTCGGTCCCTTTTTTGT